ACTAAAACCCCAATAAGGGATAGTTTCAAAAATCTCATAGCCTTTCACCACTTCATCCCCCAAGTGCGGGGGCGTCCAAGGTCTATGTGAAGGAAGGTTCTATAATAACCAAAGCCTGTAAATCCTTCTTCCTTGGCAATCTGTTCCATCAGCTTCTTATCCTTCTTAACTATCGACAAGTCTACCGCTATAGCCTTGAGGTGGGAGCTAAACGGTGCGCCACCCACGAAAGCATTATGATAGGGAGTTCGATAAGCACTGAGTACACCAAGAGGAAAACCGCAGCGACTCCGTAGAAGATCAAGACGGTCAAGCAGTCTAGGTTCCACTGTAAGTTTTCCCGTACCTTTACACGCCATCTCCCTGGGCTGGAAAAACTTCCAAGGCCATGCCGATTGTGTCCTGGGGACTTGCGACCAGTGATCATAAACCATTATCACACATTACTGAGGAGCAACACATAAACTATCGCTGTTATGGTCAGCATTAGGGTAATTGTGTTCACTTTTTTTCCCTTTCCTCACACACTTCTTTGCTATCCAAGACATTGAAAAGCTGACAGTCCATTCCTGTCGTCATACTTAACGCGGCGTCCGCTGTCGTGGTATCGTCTTTTGCAATCTGGTTTGCGTCATAGGCTATGCGTCCGTAGTTAAACCATGATAGTGGGACGGGCAATCCACAACCGGAAACGATTAAACTAATGAGTCCGACCAAAAGTACCTTCAACTTTCTTGTCCCACCGCCATCCAGTATTCGCCCCAAAGTACCATGCAACTAATACCGTTCATTCCGTCGATCATAACCGTCCACTCGCCACTGCGGCTGCTGAAAAAACTAACGATTACCGTTTCACTCGGTGCTACTCTCATCAACGCCGATGCAGTTAGACTTTCTCCTAATCGACTTATTTCTTCCTTTAAGACTGGTGTTGGACCGCATTGATTACTGTTGATGCGAATGACGGACGTATTCGTAACTTCCGGCTTGGTGATGTCGGCTGCACATCCAAACAGGAACAGCAGACTTAGGACAAGGGATAGTTTAATCACTTTCCTTTCTTCTTCCACCGCTCCCTTACTTTATAAGACAACAGAAACAGCCCCCCAGCCACCAGTAACCCGTGTCCGGCAAGAATGAAAAGATTAGTGTACTCGGTGATAACTTGAATTGTCGTCCCGCCGCCACCGATGGTGACAGAAATCTTACCGACAGTGTCACTTGACATCTGCTGAACGTAATCGACGGCCTTGTTCATGATCAATTACTCAGGCGCTTCCGGCCACGTTGGGTCAGCAGGGTCTGCACTTTCCGGTAAATCCCGTAGTTCTTCCCTATGTACAGCCCATTCAGCTTTAACATCATCGTCCAACGGTGAGTCAGACGCCTGAGTCCAATCACTTGAGGCCAACAGAACGTTGCGCTCCCTACGTAGCTTATCCCAACTGCTTGCGAGGGCATCAGCGTCAGCTTGGTCTTGGTTGTTAGTGACCGTCTGAGCCTCTGCATCGACAACCCAGTAATCTGTATTACCACCGGGGTCAGCCACAACGAAACCACTATACTCAGCAACGTGATCGTCGGCTTCAACCTGCGTATCGAAGTCTTGGTATTTATCTAACCGGCCATCAGTGAACTTAACGATTGCTACGAATGATTTCATATCATTTTCCTATTGGTACATGATGTTGACAGCGCCAGCATCAAACGCACCGCTTGCGGTTAAACGAAATTGGGTTAATTCAGCAGTAAGGGATTTAGTGCCAGAAGACCAGTATGCATAATCAGCATCGCCAAGGATTTGACCAATACAGGTCCATGTGAAACCAGATGAATCTTCAAGAGCTAAGGCAATCTGCCCATTGAAAACCTCGGCGTCACCAGCTTGATTTGCCATAACACCGAACGCAGAAGTTGTAGCTGTTTGGGCAGCGGTGTTCCCCCCATCTGTAAATTCCCAAACATCATTTATATATCCACTCGTCTCAAGGCCGCCGCTATCGCCTATTGCAACGACTAATGTATTTTGGTTATCTGTAGATATACTAGCCAGCGATATAATAATTCTTGTAACTCCAGTTGGGATGCTGCTAAATGTTAAAGCTGAACCTGATGTGGTTGCCTGTTCTGTCCCAAGGGTGAAGCCGCCACCAACAGCAGAAAAGGAAAGCTGTGCGGAGCCATCTGTTTTTATAAAATGACCCGAAGTACCATCGGCATCTGGGAACTTCAACTCGCCATCGCCAAGTTTTACAACACCTGAACCTGCACCTTTGACCGTAATAGATCCATCTGTACTGATTGCCGTTACAGCGTCCGCCTTAATTGTTGACATTTTCTTACTCCTTTAAGTTATAGGACTACGAAAGTCGCGCCACTAGAGACAGTCAACGTTATTCCAGAAGCAATAGAAAGTGGTCCTGCAGCACTGCCGTTGTCGGTGCTGGGTATAGAGATACTGTTGTTTAATGTCTGTTCATTCAAACGAACTATATCAGCACTAGTACCTAGTGGACTGCCAGATTCACCGAGCCATCCACCACCGCCAGCAGCAGCTACGGGAGAAGCCCCACTATTAGGAAATGGCATAAATAAGAATGTAGAAGTAGTTAATGCGTATACAAGAGCTAGGTCATTAGCAGCAGCTTGGTAGTTGGTATTACCAGCTACAGTGATCGTGGCACTATCTACGACAGACGCGGCGTCATCGAAGATTAACCACATAGAGTCACCAGCACTCTTTGGAGTACCGAAATCCGTGATGGCGTTAGTGTCGGTGATATGTACTGTGTTGCCGTCGAAGTTAGTCCATATATTTGTATCACCAGCTACAGAGGTGATGGCAGCGCCCTGAGAATGGCTTATAAATTTGGAGTTTGCATCAAGGAAACCACCAAGTTGCGGGGTTGTATCTCCAGCAACGGAGGACAATGGGCCAGTAGCTCCTGTTGCCCCAGTTGCGCCTTGTGCACCTGTTGCACCTTGCGCTCCAGTTGATCCGGTAGACCCAGTAGATCCAGTAGATCCAGTTGATCCAGTCGCCCCTGTTACAATCCCGAAGTCAAACTTCTTAGTGGAATCATCATAGGTAGCTGTAGGAGTACCACCAGTAGCTACAGTGTTAGTACTGTGTGTTGCATCAATAAGTAGTGTTACATCAACGAGAGTTACAATGTCTCCACTGGTAACATCTGCATCGTATGATAGAACAGTAGTAGCTGCTGTATTATCCGACGTATAGGTAGCCTGTACTACTCCGTATCTACCACCTTGTACTACAAATGTATTAAGACTATAAGACGTATTCTGTGCATATGTCCCACCAGCATTTGAATCAACGGTAACACTTCGCCAATTAGCGGATATACTAACTCTACTAGCCACAAATGTCCCTGTACTTGGGGTAGTATGTGCTACTAGTACCTCGTAGATAGCATCTGCATCAGTATCAATATAACGATCACCGACTACAACAGCCAGAGCGTTTTCCCAAGCACCTTTGATATTGCTGATAGCAATAAACCTTGCCATAACAGCATCTAGTGTATGCCAGTTATTATGCTCTTCATCTCCCCACGGTATCTTGTTGAAGTCTGTGAGGTTTAGACTAAAGTTAGTAGTAGTATTTCTGGCAGCCATTATACTTCCTAAACGTCTATCTCTGTTCCTACTACTTGCACATTTAGAGCTTGCATTGTAAGTGTAGAAACTGTATAAGTAACAGTGTCTCCAGCCGACAAGTAATATTCAAAAGGAGCGGGAGCAACAGTCAACAAAGCTGTGGCACCAGTAGGAGCAGCGGCTGTTTCTGGGTTAACCATCAACGTGCTATTAGAGTGTACATATCGTGCAGCAGTCATATTAAGAATGACAGCTACATTGATGGCATTAACAGTAAAAGTTAGGTCGCCTGTACCTGTTGATGCATGAGAAAATCCACTCCACATAATCTTGATCTTAGCAGCTTTCGCCGCTGGACAAGTATATACAGTGGTAGTTGCAGCGGTGGCTACTGTAGCTTCGCCAAGAACGCCTATTTGATCAGCCATTATATTCTCCTATACGCTGATGTCGCCACGAGCAATCTTCCAAGGAAGTCTCGTTAGCGTTTGCAAAACCTCAATTTCGTTCTTTATAATAAGAAACTGAGCACGGAAGTCTGCTTTAGACGCCTTTACGTTATCAGCAGGTAGTGTCGAGTCAACAGAACTAGCCATAATTATCTCCTAGGTGATCCAAGTTGATACGCGAGTGTAATTGAAATAAACTT